AAGGCTTACGTTTATGACGATCCTTATACTGTGTTTAAAGTTCAATCTGCAGGAACTACTGCTCAAACTAACATTGGTAACTGTGCTGATGTTGTTGCAGGCACTGGTTCTACAACCACTGGACAATCTGGATTTGAAATATCAGGAACTATGGCAGCAGGTACTGCTACTTGTAAGATCATAGCTCTATATGATGCTCCAGATAACGCCTTTGGTGCAAATGCAATCATGGAAGTTCTTATCAATGAGCACTTGCTCAAAGATAGTGCTGGAATATAAGGAGATTTAAACAATGGCAATGAATAGAGCACAATTTGCAAAAATGCTTGAGCCAGGTTTGAATACCTTGTTCGGCTTAGAATATGACAGTTACCCACCAGAGTATGCTGCAGTATTTGAAAGCAACACATCTCAAAAAGCATTTGAAGAAGATGTATTGTTGACAGGTTTTGGAGCGGCTCCAACTAAAGACGAAGGTGCAAGCGTAAGTTACGACAGTGCATCTCAACAGTGGACTGCTAGATATCAGCATGAAACTATTGCTTTAGCTTTCTCAGTTACTGAAGAAGCTGAAGAAGATGGTCTTTATGGGTCAATTGCATCACGTTACACAAAAGCATTAGCTAGGTCTATGGCTTCTACTAAAGAAATCAAAGCAGCAAATGTTTTAAATAACGCTACTTCAACAAATGGTGGCGATGGCGTTCCATTATTGAGCACATCACACCCAACCCAAAATGGCAACCAAAGTAACACTTTAGCTACTGCGGCTGATTTATCAGAGACTTCTTTAGAGAGCATCTTGATAAACATTGCAGATATGAAGGATGACAGAGGATTAAGAATTGCTGCACAGGGCACAATGCTTATTATCCCAACTGCTTATACTTTCGTAGCTGAAAGATTACTTGAGAGTCAGTTAAGAACAGGAACTGCTGATAACGATCTCAACGCTATCAAGTCTGGTGGATACTTACCACAAGGCTATCATGTGATGAGAAGATTAACAGACAGTGATGCATTCTTTGTTAAGACTGATGTGCCTGATGGACTTAAGATGTTCCAAAGAAGCCCAATGAAAAAAGGCATGGAAGGCGACTTTGAGACTGGAAACATTCGTTATAAAGTGAGAGAAAGATATTCTTTTGGTTTCACTGACTGGCGTGGTGTTTTTGGTACAGAAGGTGCTGCATAATTACCTCGCAACTGGAGAGGGGCTAGTCTCCTCTCCTTTTACTATTAACCTTGACTGCGAAAGCAGACACTAGCCAAGACAAGGAGAATACACATGGCTAATACAACATTTACAGGTCCAGTTATATCTAACAATGGATTTCAAGTTGCCCCAGTAGAACTTGCTGATGGTGACATTACAATTACTAAATTAACACATGGTGGAAGAATTAACTTTGTTCCAGATGGTGGTCAAGACAACACATACACACTTCCAGCACCAGAAGCTGGGGTATCTTACAGATTTGTGTATGGTGGAGCTGCTGCCGATGCAACAGACGCTATATTCATAACACCTGGCAATGCAAACTTTTATATTGGTGGTGTGACATTCTTAGACACTGACAATGAAATTAGTGCAGTATTTTCAGATGGAAACTCTAACAGTAGCTTGCAAATAAATGTGCCAGCAGGATTTGATGTAACATTTATAGGCGTTGATAGCACAAATTATAGAGTTATGGGTTCTGTTACTTCTGCGACTGCCCCAGTGTTTGCTGACCAATAATTAGGGGGTATAAATGGCTGATATAACAACCACTACTACTATTGAAGAGAATACAAAAGAAGCAATTATATCTTTTCAATATCAATATGTAGATACTGGAAATGAATCAGCAGTCCTAAAAATAGACGTCTCATCCCTTGCACCTAACGCTAATGGCGAAGCTTGTACTGGGGTGAGAATTTTAGAGTGCTGGTGGGTGTTACATGGCTTGACAGTAGAAGTGTTAGCTGATGCCTCTACTGATATTATCATGTTACATCTTGCAGAAGATCAACAAGGATATCAAAACTTTGAAAAATTTGGTGGGTTGCCTTCTACCAAGTCTTTTGGCACTAGCCCAACTGGTGATATAAGATTTACCACAACTGGGTCCGCTGCTGTTGGTGACGCTTACCATGTAGTTCTTAGGGTATCCAAAGATTATTAAGGGGATTAAATATGGCTCAAGTATCTTCAATTAGTAGGGTTGGAACTACTGAGCCATTTTATCTTCAAGTAGCTCGTAATCAAATATCGTTTCACAAATCTAATTTTAAATTTGGTTTTAACGCTGACATAGATGATTCGTTAGAAACAGTATGGGCACAAGGTGGTTTGTATTCTTATCTAGCTTCTGCTTCTGTACTTAAGGTCTCTAGCTCATCAACTACAGATACCTCAGCAGGAACTGGTGCTCGAACTGTAGAACTTTTTGGCTTAGACACAAACTATGATGAAATAAACGAAACAGTTACTTTAAATGGTCAGACTGCAGTAAATACAACTAATGAATTTTTAAGAATTAATAGGATGGTCGTTAGGTCTGCAGGAAGTGGTGGGCAAAATGCTGGCGTTATATATGCAGGAACAGGAACAGTCACGACTGGTGTGCCAGCAAACAAGTACGCTACTATAGCTATAGGCGACAATCAAACTGTTATGGCATTATGGACAGTTCCAAGAGGTTATACTGCATACCTATTACAGACAGACATAACAGTAGCTACTACACAAAATAACAAATATTGTACTGTTCACTTGGTTGCAAGACCAGATGGTGAAGTATTTCAAATTAAAGATAAATTCGTAAAGGCAGAAAGCTCAGTGCACCAAACATACACTATACCCCTAAAGTTTGAAGAGAAAACAGATATTGAAGTTAGAGCTATTGGCGATAGTGCAGGAGCAGACATAGCGATATCTGCAGGATTAGATATTATATATATACAAAATGATGGAGCTTAAGTATGGCGACTTCTGGTACAGTTGCATTTAGACCCAATGTAGAAGAGATAATAACAGAATCATTTGAGCGTTGTGGCATAGATATACAGACAAGGACTGGTGACCACGCTATATCAGCAAGAAGAAGCATTAATTTATTATTTTCTGAATTTGCGAATAGAGGCATAAACTATTGGACTTTATCACAAAACACCTTGCCTTTAGTTAATGGAACTACAAGTTACACACTTCCAGTTGGAACTATAGATATATTAGATGCGGTTATAAGAGATAGCTCAAGTGGTACAGATCAGATAATAAATAGAATTACAATACAAGATTATAACCAATTACCTAACAAAGATAGCGAAGGCAAGCCTAGCCAATATATGATTGATAGGCAATATACGCCAGTAGTTTACTTCTGGGCAGTGCCTAATACATCTACATATTCTATGGTTTATTGGGCTATGAACCAACTAGAAGACGTAACTTTATCTAATCAAGATGCAGACATACCTTATAGATGGAATGACACTATATGTGCAGGATTAGCTTCTAAACTAGCTATGAAATATGCACCAGAGAAATTTCAGTTATTAAACGAGATGTATGAGAGGTCTTTTAACTTTGCGGCATCAAGTGACAATGATGGAGTTAGCTTGAGGGTTCAGCCAACAGCGTTGAATATAACATAATGGCGAAACTTGCTAGTGGCAAAAAATCTGTAGCGATAAGCGATAGAAGTGGTTTTAAGATTAAATATACTGATCTTAAGACTACTTGGGATGGATTGCGAGTTGAGCCTAGTGAATGGGAACCAAAGCATCCTCAATTAACGCCAGCAAAAAATGTTGTAGATGCTACTGCATTATTCCAACCACGACCAGATAATGATCCTGAAAATGTAGATATATATTTTGGTTATTCACAAAACATATTTGCATCTAAAGTTGAGCGTTCACAAACGGGCGTTGGGATAAAAGGTCAGAGTGCAATTGGTTATTTGGCGTTAAAAATCGATGCTACAAAATCAGTTTCTGGTGTTTCTGCCACTGGCAATACTGGAGTTATAACATTATTTATTACCCTTGATGTAAATGCAACTGGCGTAAATGGAACTGGTGCAACTGGCACTGAAGCATTTGAGCTAGAGAAAAACCCAAGTGGGGAAGCTGGAACAGGAGCAGTTGGAACGTCTGTACCAGAATCAGAAATTACTGAAAGTGGAGTTGCAGGAACTGGTGCTATAGGTAGCGAAACGCTAGTATCAGAAATAAATGAGGTTGGCGTTGCTGGAACAGGAGCAGTTGGATTTACTAACGAGACTGGCAATGGTAATGTACAATTACAAGTCACTGGATTAAGTGGTTTAGGTGCAACTGGAAACATTGGTGAAGAAGTTGGTGTATCTGAAGCTATTGAAACTGGATTGGCTGGAACAGGAGCTATAGGCACATTTACTATATCAATAAATGAAGGATGGGGTGAAGGTGCATGGAGCGAAGGAGCATGGGGTGAATAAATGAATTACACAAGCTTAGTATCAAACATACAAAACTTTATGGAAGATGATAGTACAGAATTTCAAAATTCTATACCTCAGATTATTACACAAGCTGAATCTATGATATTTGGCAGATTGCCAAGCTTGCCATGTTATAGGCAAAAACAATCTGGAAACCTTGTTATTGGCACTGCAGAGTATGCGGTTGCTAATGCTAGGATGATTAGGCAAGTGTCTGTAACAAAGGCTGATAGCGATGTAATATACTTAAAACATAGGATAGATTCATATCTTAGAGATTATGTGCCAAATGCATCCACACAAGGCACACCTTTCATGTACGCCACAAAAGATGCAGATACAAGTGGTGTTACAATATTACTGGGCCCAGTACCTTCAGCAACGCTTGCTTATGAGGTAGATTTTGTAGGTCTAGAAACAGGATTGTCTACAACTAACGCCAATAATTGGATTGGAGACAATGCAGAGCAAGTTTTATTGTCAGCTTGCCTATACGAAAGTTCCTCTTTTCTAAAGGCACCCGATAGTGTAAACTTGTATAAAGCACAATTTGACGAAGCAATAGCGTTGTTTCAACAAGAAATGCAACGTAATTATAGAGCAGAATACGAAGGAGGTATTTAACAAATGGCTATAACACAAGCAATGACAACTTCATTTAAAGATGAAGTATTGCAGGAAGGTCACAATTTAGCGTCAGACACTATAAAGATAGCTCTTTACACGAGTTCTGCTACAATAAATGCGACCACAACTGCATATAGTGCAACTAACGAGGTTTCTGGAACTGGATACACTGCAGGTGGTGTTACATTAACAAACCAAGTTGTGGACACTGCAAATGGTTCAGTTTCAGGTGGAACTGCTTATTTTGATGCAGATGATCCAGAGTGGACAAGTGCAAGCTTTACTGCAGCAGGGGCTTTAATTTACAATGCCACTAATGCTAATAAATCTATAGCAGTCTTGAACTTTGGTGGTGATTTTACAGTTTCTAGTGGTACATTTAGAATTGTTTTTCCAGCAGCAGGGACTACAGCAATAGTAAGGATAGACTAAAATGGCAACATATGTAAACGATCTTAGATTAACAGAAATAGCCACTGGTGATGAATCTGGAACTTGGGGCACAATAACAAACACAAATCTTGAGTTGATTGGTGAGGGTTTAAGTTATGGTACAGAAGATTGTTTTACAAGTGATGCAGACGCCACTGCGACTGTTGCACCAGGAGCAACTGACCCAGCTAGAGCGATGTATTTCAAGGTCACATCCTCAGCAACGCTCACTACTACAAGAACATTAACAATAGACCCAAACGATATATCAAGAGTGCAGTTTATAGAAAATGCTACAACTGGTGGTCAGTCAATAAATATATCTCAAGGTAGTGGATCAAACGTCACTATCCCAAATGGACAAACCAAAGCAGTATATATGGATGGTGCAGGAGCAACCGCTGCTGTTGTTGATGCCTTTTCTTTACTTAACTTAAATTTAGCTGACAATGTGAAGCTTAATTTTGGTACTGGCGATGATCTGCAGATTTATCACAATGGTTCATATTCAATAATTCAAGATAATGGCACTGGCAATCTTATTCTTGGTGCTCAAGACTTTGCGGTTACAAATCCTGCTGTTGGTGAGAATATGATTACTGCCACAGTTGATGGTGCAGTAACACTTTACTATGACAACTCAGCTAAACTAGCTACCACCAACACTGGTGTAGACATCACTGGCAATGCCACATTTGATGATGATGCCAAAGCTATATTTGGTGCAGGAAGTGACTTACAGATTTATCATGATAATTCTAATGGTCGTAGTATAATAGCAGATGTTGGTGTGGGTGACCTTGAAATTCATGCTACAGATTTCTCTGTTAAAAATGATGACAGAACAGCTACTTATATGTCAGCAACTAATGGTGGTGCAGTTACTTTAAGATATAATGGATCAACTAAACTAGCCACTACCTCAACTGGCATACAAGTTACTGGTACTGCACTAGCAACCACAGACACAGACACAACTAATACTGGAGATATTACGCTAAATTATGAAGATAATCAAAATTTCGTACTTACGCTCACTGGTAATATAGTTTTGAAAAATCCATCAACAGAGCAAGTAGGTCAAAGTGGCATGATAGCATTTATTCAAGATGCAACTGGAAATAGAAGTGTCACACTTGAGGGTGATTATGAAATAGCAGGTGGTGGTTCAAGTTTAACTTTATCTACAACAGCAGATACTACAGATTTAGTTCCTTATTTTGTCGTTGCTGCAAATCGTATATTGTTAGGTACGCCACAATTAGCTTTTAGTTAGGAGTTAAAATGTCAGGCCCGTTTGGTTCTTCACAATGGATGTATAGCAGTGGTGGTAATTTTTACAATGGCATAGCTACTCAGTCATTAAAATTCGATAGTAATGGTAGTGCTTATTTAAGTTTAAATCCTGCCCCAACTGGTGACTCCAGAAAAAAATTTACTTTTAGTTGTTGGGTAAAAAGATGTGCTATCAATACTGAGCACGTTTTATTTAGTGCAGGGGCTAATGCTTCTTCAGCTACAGGCATAGTTTATTTTTATTTTACTTCAAGTGATACATTAGCTTGGTATAGGCAATTTAGTGGTAGTGCTGATACACATTATATAACAAGTGCTAAATATTTAGATGTGAACTCTTGGTATCATGTAGTTTTAGTAGAAGATGCAAACACTACAAGCCATAAAATTTATGTAAATGGTGTTGAGCAAGCCTATGCAACAACTACAGCAGGAACAAATACAAATAGTGCAGTTGGTTCAACTGAAATACATACTATTGGCAGACGTTCTTGGACTGCTAGTAGTTATCTTAATGGTTATATGGCAGAGGTGAATTTCTTAGATAATATTGCAGTTGGTGAAACAGATGGATATTTGGATGAGTTTGGAGAGCTAAAAAATGGTGTCTGGATACCTAAAGCCTATACTGGCTCATATGGAACTGCTGGATATAGACTAGAGTTTAAAGACAATACAAATGATTCTGCTAACAGTAATAACTATACCGCAAATAATGTAAGTGCCCATGATTATGTTCTAGACTGTCCAGAGCTAAATTTCTGCACTCTTAGTGCTTTGCATTATCCATCTAATATAGGTAATCAATTGTTAGATGGTGGTTTGGTAGCTGATGCGACTGCAAGTAGTTGGAGTCAAATGCCTGGAGCTTGGGCGTTCCAAGCAGGGGAAAAATGGTATTGGGAAGCGTGTGCGAGTAATACTGCTTATTATTTAGGATGTGCTAGTCAAGATGTTGTAAGACAAAGTGCAAATGCTTTAATAGCTTGGGATAATCCATTAAGAGACGCTTGGATTATGATGAGTGGATTGATTAGACACAATGGTGCGAATCAAGCATCTATATCAGGTATTAGTTCCAATACTGTCGTGGCTTTCGCAGTAGATGTTGATGCAGGAACTTTAAGATTTTATATAAATAATGTTTTACAATATACTGCTTCAGACGATTTTCTTGGTTGGTATCCAGATTGTGCCACTATTAATTCAGTTTATATGGGGTATAATTTTGGTCAAGACAGTACGTTCTCAGGAATAAAGTCATCTGGCTCTGCAAATGCGACTGATGAAAATGGGTATGGTGATTTTTATTTCACACCTCCCAGTGGCTATCTTGCAATGTGCTCGGCTAACCTAAGTACAGCAGAGGGGATTGATCCTGCTGAAGGCAATAGTGCAACTGATTATTTTGGTATATTAACTTGGTCTGGTGATGACAACGCTAGTCGTACTATAGCAAGTGGTGGCACTGGGGTAACTGGGGATGTTAATTTTACCCCAGATTTCTCTTGGATAAAAAGAAGAAATGGCTCTTCAAATGGTAGTGATCATTTATTATTAGATATTGTTCGTGGAGTAGGGTCTTTTAATGGATTATCAACCAATGGTAGTAGTGTAGAAGGAGAAACTGCAGCAGGTTCAACTTGGAGTAATTTTGGAGACATAAGTGCTTTCGCTACAGATGGCTTTACAGTACAAAAAGGCTCAGACCCAAGTCATACATTAGAGGGAATAAATCAAACTGGGGGCACTTATGTTGGCTGGAATTGGAAAGCAGGAGGAACTGGTGCAAGTAATGAGAGTGGTACGATAATATCTACAGTTAGTGTAGCTACAGAGGCAGGCTTTAGCATTGCAACATGGTCTGGAAATTCCACATCTGGGGCGACTATTGGGCATGGGTTAAGTTCAGCACCAAATTTAATTATAACAAAATGTAGAAGTCATGCTGCAAGTTTTGTTGTTGGAATAGGTAATGTTCCTGGATTATCAACGAATGATTACTTAAGCCTTAATTCATCAAATGGAAAAGGCTCATCAACTACCTTTTATCAATCATATACTACAGATACAAATACGACTTTTCAGGTAGGTGTAAGTGCCGCAAATGAGATGAACAAAACTGGTAAAACATATGTATCTTGGTGTTTTACAGAAATAGATGGGTATAGTCGTTTTGGCATTTATAAAGGAAATGGTACAAGTGGCACATACGATGGTAGTTATGTTTATACGGGATTTAGACCAAGTTTTGTACTTATAAAACCTTATTCAACTACTGGTGATTGGGAGCTTTTAGATAATACAAGAGAACCATTCAATGATACTGTTTATGTTAAATTAGAACCAAATAATACTGGAACAGATTCAAATAGAACCTTTTTTATGTTTAGTAATGGTTTTAAAGTAAGTGGAACTGGAAACACAAATGCAAGTGGTGTTGATTATCTGTACATAGCATTTGCCGAGAACCCTTTTGAATATGCGAATGGAAAATAGGAGAAAATAATGGCTTGGTTATACAATGGAAAAATTCTAAAAGTTGGCAGAGGTTGGCTTGACGATCAAGGTCGTAAACATCCATACAATTGGTCTTCATCTTGGTCAGCAGAGGAAAAAACTAAATGGGGCGTCTCTTGGCAAGATGACGAAGACACTAGCTATGACAATAGGTTTTATTGGGCAAGTGGTGTAGAGCGTAGCTTAGAGGATGTCGCTATGGTTGACGAAGATGGCAATGCGATTATTGACACTGGTACTGGAAAACAACAAGTTCAAAAAGGTCTCAAATCACAATGGATAGAGCAAACAAAAGCAACTGCTAATGAAAAACTAAAAGTCCACGATTGGCAAATCACTCGAAAATATGAGAAGTTCGTAGACATAGATAGTGATGTTGTTACATACAGAGATGCAGTTAGGTCAGCATGTGACACAATAGAAACTGCTATAAACAATTGTGGCAACCTAGATCAGTTCAAAGCGTTATTTGAAGTGCCTGTAGATGAAAACAATTTGCCTACTGGAAACGCTCCTATTTATAACTGGCCAGTGGAGATTTAATTGGTTAGTAAAGTTAATGATGTAAAAGCACAATTGGATACACATGAAGCTGTCTGTGCCGAGCGTTGGAAAGAAACGATACTAAGAATCAAGCGAATAGAAAGTATAATGATAGGGTTTGCAAGTACTTTAATTATATTCATGGCAACCATTATATACAAAATGTAAAATGAAGAAGCTACAAGAAGATAGTAAATACGAAGAATATGACCAAGATGGCGATGGCGTTGTAACTGACGAAGAGCTATCTCATGTGAAGGAAATCAAGAAAACTGAAGACGAATTAAGAAAACATCTAGCACAACTAAGAATGGCTAGATATACACTAATTTCTATGGGTTTATTTACTGTAGCTATGTTTTTTGTAGATATAGAAAGAGTGAAAGCTTTATCTGATATATCGAACCTATTTTATATATCAGGTGCTGGTATTGTGGGTGCATATATGGGCACTACTGCATGGATGTCTAGAAAGTGACAGTATTCATGCTAGTCTGTTATTTGGAGGCTAATATGGAATTTATACACTTCAGAAACATAAATGATTGTTTATCATTCAAATCTAAATTACATAATCAAACAATAGAAAGAAATAATGAGCAACAAGTTTACCAATGTATGTGTAAATTAGTCTCAAATGTAGATACAAATAGAGTAAAGGTATACTAATGTTACAAGCTTTAATTGGACCCGTTACAGGGCTATTAGATAAATTTATACCAGATGCAGATGAAAAAGCCAAATTGGCTCACGAAATAGCTACAATGTCTGAAAGACACGCCCAGGAATTAGCTAAAGGGCAATTAGAAATAAACAAAGCAGAAGCACAACATAAGTCTATCTTTGTTGCAGGCTGGAGACCATTTATTGGCTGGACATGTGGTATCGCTTTATGTTGGCATTTTGTCCTAGCTCCTGTTACAATATTCTTATGTGCATATTTAGGAGTAACTATACCAGATTTGCCGAGTTTTGATATGGGTTCACTTATGACCGTTTTAATGGGAATGCTGGGACTTGGCGGACTCAGGACATATGAGAAGCAAAAAGGATTAACTAAGTAATGGATATAGAAGTTTTAAAGCAACAATTAATAGAAGACGAAGGTTGTGAGTACGAAATATACCTAGATCATCTTGGATACAAGACTTGTGGCATTGGGCATCTATGTAGAGCTACAGACCCAGAAAACAATTTAGAAGTAGGAGATCCAGTTTCTGTAGAAAGAGTAAATGAGTTATTTGCTGAAGACATAGAAAAAGTCTTAGATGACTGCACCATACTCTATGACAACTTTTATGAGTTGCCAGAGGAGGCACAATTAATCATTGCGAATATGATGTTTAATCTTGGTCGCCCACGTTTGAGTGCATTTAAAAAAATGAAAGCTGCAGTAGATGACCATAATTGGATAGAAGCGGCTATACAAATGGAAGATAGCAAATGGGCAAAACAAGTGCCTAATAGAGCAAATAGACTTTGTGATAGAATGAGAAATATAGGGTTTGTTACATAATGCCATTACAATTAATGCAAATAAAACCAGGTATAGTTAAAGACATTACTCAGTATGCGGCAGGTAAGAACGGCCCGTTTTGGATAGATGGTAACTTTATTAGGTTTAAAAATGGATATGCAGAAAAAATAGGTGGGTGGGAAAAGGTAACTTACTATAGAGTAACCAACACAGGCTCTTCAACATCTACAGAAACTACAATTGAAGGCATAGCTAGAAATATGGTTTCATGGCGTTCTATAACAGATGGTGGTGATAGAATTGCTATAGGAACACACAATCATTTATATATCCTATATAACAATCAATTATATGATATTACGCCACTAAGAAAAACTTCTGAAAACTTATCTAACCCTTTAGCGACAACTGATGGAAGCACAACAGTCGTTGTTACTGATAATGGTCACCAAGCATCTAATGGTGATTGGGTTGTTATCAAAGATGCGATAGCAGTAGGTGGCATTTCTGCAGACACACTTAATGTTTCAGAAGGCTATCAAATAACTTATATAGATACAAATTCATATAGCATCGAAGTACCTACTGCAGCAACAAGTACAGTAGCAGCAGGTGGAGGAACAAGTTTAGACGTTCAGTACCTCATAGGCTCTTCTGATGGATTAGGGGTACAGTCTGGAGACCCAGCACTTGGATGGGGTGTAGGTGGTTTTGGTGAGGGTGCTTGGAACGAGCCAAGATCATTAAGTGAAAGTAATGTTAAATTAGAGAACTCCCAATGGAGTTTAAATTTATGGGGTGAAGATTTAATAGCCACTGTAAGAGGCGGAGAAATATACTATTGGGATACCTCTGCAGGAGAGACAACAAGAGCTTCACTAGTATCAGCAGAATCAGGGGCTACTAGCGTTCCTACAACTGCAAGAATGACAATAATATCATTCCCAGACAGACATGTTTTAGCTTTGGGTTCAGACCCTTTGAGTAGTAGTGGAAACATAGACCCTATGCTTGTTAGGTGGTCAAACCAAGAAAATTTTGTAGAGTGGCAACCTACAGTCACTAACACTGCAGGCGATCAAAGGTTAGAGGTAGGAACTAAAATAGTTGGTGCAGTAAGTGCAAAAGAAGAAACATTTATAGCTACAGATGAGGCAGCTTATGGTATGAGTTTTATCGGGCCGCCTTTTGTATTCTCATTTAGATTATTGGCAACAAATTGTGGTGCTGGTGGCAAAAACACAATTATGTCAGTAGACAATACAGTTTATTGGATGGGTAAATCTAGTTTCTTTGTTTATGATGGTATAGTCAAAGATTTGCCTTGTTCAGTTCAGTATTATGTATTTGGTCGTATGCAAATAGATTATATTGATAAAACAGTCGTAGGTCATAATAAAGAGTATAATGAAATTACTTGGTTTTATGTAAGTAATGATAATCCTTCAGGAACACTTAACCCAGAGCCTGATAGTTATGTATCCTTCAATTATAATGAATTAGCTTGGTCAGTTGGAACATTAAGCAGAACTGTTTGGTCAGATGCATTTGGTGCGAGAAAAGTACCTTTTGCTTTCGATAATAATGGAATATTCTATAATCACGAAACTGGTACTAGTGATAATGGCTCTGCGATGAATAGTTATGTGGAAAGTTCTGCAATGGAAATATCACAAGGAGGCGACCACACCT